AATGCCTTAGCTGAAGCTTGCATTGATTTCTTTTGCTTTGGGGAATCGGCAGTTATTTCAATTGCCGCATAAGTCCCAGCAATGCCCAATGCAATACCTGCAGCGACGGAGCCATATGCCGCTGGAGGAGACCCCCATACCTTAGTCGCTACTCCACCGAATAATTCAGGGCCCCAAAGGATTGTATTACCCCATAGCCAGGCCCGTGTTGCCGCTACGTCCTCATAGTTCCATTCATCATCAGTATATTCATTTAGAAGGTAGATGGTCGAGAGTAAGGTGATGGTGCCTCGATGCCACCTCGACCATTCCCACGGCATTGACATTGGATCTACCGCCGTGGTTCTTGCTCATAGGTTCTCTTCAGGTTGAACATCCATTGGCCTTCGGGCTGTTTCGCAACCACTAATGCAATGACAAAGTTAGCGGGAGGTAGAGTGATGTATTGATTGAGTGCTCCATTGATATCGGTATAGACAATGCGAGTGATGTATAGCTTCCTACCTGCTGTAATAGAACCGGTCCCCCAACTCGTTATTGACTGAGGGGCAATTCTCCCCCACTCTACCGAATTAATAAAGTCCCTATTCTGTGCATAGATTATGTGCTCCATATTGTAAAGGGATCGAGAGAAACCGGGAAGGTCGCCTAAACTCGACGGTCTTGTGATGTGGGCGCTGGTAATTTCATCATCCTCTATTGATTGCAGGCTAACAATGTCGACCACATACGATACAAGGTTTCCAAATATCCCAAACTCCTCCTGTACGGTGACAGCTTGAATGAATGCAGTTAGTTGTTCAAGATTATAACCAGAGATGTCGAAATAACTTCTCGAAACAAATGTATTAGCGTCGAGAGTATTCCAACCATCTCCATCCACTGATCCCACGGTTGGATATTCGGGATCGAGATTAGTTATCAGACCGTAATTCAAAGCCTTATCCAATATGCGCGGGCCTTCGATAGTCACTTTTTACCCCCCTTATTCAATTTCTTGAGTTCAGCGAGGATAGCCTTCAATACTGCAATGGTGGATTTCACTTCTTCACCGCCTTGTGAGCCTTCTTAGCGAGGGCTGCGAATGACATCCGGGGATGTTTCTTCTTCAATGCCTTGTAAGCTCGAGCATATTTCTTGTTGTAAGCTGAAGGCCCGCGCTTGACTTTAGCAGGGGGACCGGTATCTTCGTAGGCTCTGCGTGCTGTCTTTCGGGTTTGTCCCTTGGTCGTGCCATCACTGGTGAGGGATTCGCCACACCGGGGGCAGTATCGCGGCATAGTTATGCCTCAGTCACTTGCGCTTGATTGTACAGCTATGGCGTAATAGTCCTTCGTAGTGAGTGTCACGATCCGTGCTCGGATCAACACAGTCACATAAACGGAAGAGCCTCCGATGTTAGCACCATCATTTCCTGCTACAATGAACAACGTGTCTTGAATAATATTCTTGTGTTCGGGGGCTGGCCCAAAGTTATCCGGGAATATGTCAGAGTCTTTCGATGTGATGTTATTGGCCACATCGATGCTGAGATGCCCTGATGCCACTAAACTGGAGTTATTCGCTCTGATGAAAACGGCTCCGGGGTTTTGGTCGGTCAATTGAACCCCAATAGAGCCGTTGGCTGCAAGCATCCCTTCAGGGTTTGAGTCGTTATCTGCACCCTTTTGATAGATGAATGACACCTCCGAAACTGAAAGGGCCTGCCTATCACCCACGTCGACATATGCGCCCAAGTCGAACTGACCAGTGAACCTTGATCCGTCGGGGAGCAACTGAGTTAATTCTACTGTTTCTGTTAAGGTGAAAAAGCCTGTCTTAGGTTTTGCCATGATCATCGGATGCGGACCAGGCCTAAAAAGCATGGTCCGCGCTCCGCATCTGGTAAATATCTTGAATATAATCATAAGGAGGGTGCTCCTCCTCGGGGTCAATGGAGCAGTTTCCTTTGTTTCATGTATGGCTCCATTCTTCAAATCAATGAAGTTGTTTGGAGATCGAATCGATTTCATAGGGTCGGGCGATGTCACCCAATTCATATAGTAGGACTTCCTCGGATAATCATGGACGAGATGGCCATACTTGAAGACCTGAAACTAGGACAATTGAAGAGAATAGCCGATACCCTTGAGCGTTTGCTCAAGATAAGTGAGATGAGCCGATGACTTCAGACAACTATACAGAACCCCCTACACCTGAGTTCAAACATAAGAAAGAAGATGGGATCCATAACGGGGTCTTAGGATGGTTAACTCTTCAAAAGAGCGTCATGAATGATTATTATTTTGATGCAGCAAATACAGATTGGATAACTGAAGACCTAGACAACTTCATGTGGAAGATCTATTACTGTTGGCAAGAAGCAACCGAGCAATTGGTGCAACAGATCCAAGGGGGATTGATTGAATGAGTTGCTTGTGTGATTGGGTCATCTACTACCCAGAAGAGAATCCCTGTCTAAGATGTGGAGAGTGTGTCAGATGACATCTGTTCAGGTACAATTCAGAATAAAGACCTCTGACCCCCTATATGCGTGGATAACTCAGATTGAAGACTCTGGGGAGTCTGTGAGTGAGGCTGTACGCTCTAGTTTGCGTTCTCAACTCTCGCAGAATGTTTCTTCAACTTATTATCCGGTTTACCAAGTGCAGATGCAGAATAACAAAAGGTGGCAGGCTGCTCAATTAGTTCTGAGTGATACCCATCGGCAGATGATGAATGAGAAGGTCCGCGACCATCTCGGTTATTAGAAGGGCAGATATGGCCCGGTGAGGAATCTTGGTGTCATTTCTCTCTGTACCATTTTAGCGAGATTCAAAGTAAAGCTTGTTACTAATGTCTTCTTTTTAATGACATCTTTTTTGATTAAATCATATGCAATGGATCCACCTTCCTGTAGTGTGCCAAAGTAATCCAACTCCTCCCATGATTCCCCCCCGAGGAATTGGGGTGCAAATAATGCCTTAGCTGAAGCTTGCATTGATTTCTTTTGCTTTGGGGAATCGGCAGTTATTTCAATTGCCGCATAAGTCCCAGCAATGCCCAATGCAATACCTGCAGCGACGGAGCCATATGCCGCTGGAGGAGACCCCCATACCTTA